TGTCCGGGATTCGTGGGGAGATGAAGATCATGATTGAGGAGGAGCTCGGTCGAGCCATCCTCATTGGTGATGGTCGCCAGGCCTCCTCCAAGGACAAGATCAAGGAGGACTGCATCCGCCCGATCTACAAGGAGGACAGCCTCTACGCTCCTCGCGTCGTCCTGGCTAAGGAAACCTCCGTTGACGACATCCTGGACTCCATGGTCCGTGCAATGGATGAGTACGACGGTGCTGGTAACCCCACCTGGTTCGCTGACCCCCGACTGGTCACTGAGATGCTCCTTCTCAAGGACAAGATGGGCCACCGTCAGTTCCGCACGGTTGGCGAGCTGGCTGACTACATCGGCGTCTCTAAGATCGTCAAGGTCCCGCTGATGAAGGGTCTGAAGCGTACCTCTGCCAAGAATGGCGAGCTCGAGGCTCTTGGTATCATCGTCAACATGACCGATTATACGGTTGGCGCGGACAAGGGCGGTCAGCTCTTCGCGGCCGAGGACTTCGACATCAGCTTTAACCAGTACCACTACCTGCTGGAGACTCGTCTCTCCGGAGCGCTCACCCAGCCCAAGTCGGCTGTGATCGTTGAGCGCAAGGTGGAGTCTGGTAACGTCGTTCCGGAGCCGTGATAGATGGCCAAATTCTTCGGCGAGATAGGATTTGTGACTCAGGTCCAGACAGAGCCGGGAATTTGGGAAGACAAACCGATCGAGAAGCAGTACTACGGTGATGTGTTTCGTGAAGCACGGCGCTATGGTGCCAGCGATGAGATTCTGGGGAGTATTAACCTCAGCAACCAGATCAGTATTATCGCTGATGGATTTCTAACGGATAACATCCAGAATCTCAAGTATGTTCGCTGGATGGGGGGACTTTGGAAGATATCCTACGTGGAGCTGAAGTTCCCCCGTCTGGTTCTCGAGTTGACGGGGGTGTACAATGGACCGACGACTAGCTCTCCATGAGAAGCTGGTAGAGATCCTCGGGTCGGATAAGGTCTATTACCAACCACTCCCGTCGCTTAAGCTCTCGTATCCGTGTATCGTATACGAGCGGCATCCGGGCGATCCGATGTACGCGGACAACCTAAAGTATATCAAAGCAAACCGGTTCCAGGTTACTCTGATTGCCCGGCATCCCGAGGACCCGACACGAACGAAGATCGAGGACCTTTTGTTCAGCCGCCATGAGTCCCGACTCGTAGCGGACAACCTCTATCACGACATCTTCGACGTCTACTATTAGGAGATAACATGGCTGCACTTGTCTGGGACAAGACTGGTGAGCGCCGTATTGAGACTGGTGTCGACCACTGTGCGCTTTATGTGTACAACCCGGCCACCAAGACCTACGGCACCGGCGTTGCTTGGAATGGTATCACTGCCATCTCCGAGAAGCCCGAGGGCGCTGAGGCCACTGACCTCTACGCCGACAACATTCTATACCTCTCGATGCTCTCGGCTGAGAAGCTGAAGGCCACCATTGAGGCCTACACCTACCCCGACGAGTTCGAGGCTTGCGACGGTTCTGCCACTCTGACGAAGGGTGTCAAGATCGGTCAGCAGGACCGACTCTCATTTGGTCTGGTCTACCGCACCAAGATCGGTGACGACGTGGCTGGTCAGGACAAGGGTTACAAGCTCCACTTCCTGTACGGTTGCAAGGCCTCTCCCTCTGAGAAGGGCTACAAGACCGTCAACGACTCCCCAGAGGCGATCTCGTTCTCGTGGGAGCTGTCCACCACCCCTGTCACGGTGAGCGGCGCGAAGCCTACTTCTCTGCTTACCATCTCGTCTCTCGACGTCGACGCTGGAAAGCTGAAGGCGCTCGAGGAGAAGCTCTTCGGTAAGGACGGTGGCGCGGCTCTCGAGCCCAAGCTGCTCCTGCCCGACGAGATCAAGGCCCACTTCGCAGGCTGATTATACCACACCGGGGGCTCAGAGACCTAGACTCCTGGGCCCTCGGTGCCTGCAATGCTTATAGTTTCTATCCCGGATCTTGACGGGTTTGATGAGGCGACCGGTACGTTCGTCTCCATGCCTGGCGGAATCCTGCACCTGGAGCACAACCTGGTCGCGCTGTCAAAATGGGAGTCAATTACCCATAAACACCTCATCGGTAACGACAAAGTTACTGCCGAGGAGATGGCACTCTACATTAAGTGCATGATCACAGATGAAGAGTATGACCCGTCGCTCCTGGATAGGATTCCCCCATCCGAGGTCGAGCGTATCAGCGCCTACATGGCCGACACGATGACCGCAACCACCATCCGAGATACGGGTGGAGAGTCAGGATCTGGCGAGTATACATCCTCCGAACTAATCTACTACTGGATGATTGCTTGTCAGATCCCTTTCGAGTGCGAGACATGGCACATCAATCGACTACTCACACTCATTCGGGTTTGTAACCAAAAGAATCAACCTGATAAGAAGATGGCCCAGTCCGAGATTATGGAACGGAACCGGGAACTCAATAGGGCCAGGAGAGCTAAGCTTGGCTCGAAGGGATAACCAATGATCAACAACTACGAGGGGGTTGAGTACGTCTTCCCCGAAGAGTCTCTCGCCCCACAGGCCCACATCGGTACTGATCCGATGGAAGACAAGGACATTCGCGTGTCTCAGACTATGGAGGTGATGAAGTGAGCGTAGCAGAACAGGTCCTCGCTCGAGCAGCTTCGAGGATTGGATACTATGCGCCAGATGACCCGAACCCCGGTTCCGAAGCAGGACGATACTGGGCAGATCGATCTGGTCAGCAGTGGCTTGCTGGACCGTCCGACTCTGTTTGGTGGTGCATGCTCTTCGTTAGCATGTGTCTGGACGAGTGCGGGCAGATTGACGCTATTGGCGGCTTCTCCTTTAACACTGACTACACCGTCAACAAGGTCCGCCAGCACCCCGACGCTTACTTCGTATCAGTTTACGACGCCCGACCAGGAGACGTCGTCATCTACAACTGGGACGGCGGCGGTACCGATCACGTCGGATTCGTTGAGAAGAACCTTGGCGGAGGGACTCTCCAAACCATCGAAGGTAACACTTCTTCTGGTGACTATGGTTCTCAGTCTGCTGGGAATGGCGTCTGGCGCCGCGTCCGCAGTCACTCGATCGCTTACGTGATTCGACCCGCTTACTCAGACAGCGAGGAGTCCAGTGCTCCCTCCGGACCGGTCGACATCCGTGCTCTCCAGCGTGCAGTTCGTGCTAACCCTGACAATGTCGCTGGGCCTAACACTCGGTCTCGTTGCTACGCTCTGGCTGCTGCTTCTAACTGGGGCGGGAACACTTTCCCCTTCGGCGTGGCCTTCACACAGTCTGTGGTCGGCACTAAGGAGGACGGTTTCTGGGGGCCTGCTTCCGAGGAGGCCCATGACGCCACTGTTGAGGCCGTTCAGTCGGCAGTCGGCGCTGAGGTCGACGGTATTTACGGTCCTGACACCAACACTCGAGTAAACTCGGCGCTGGATCGCGCTGAGCAGCCGTAGGAGGCTCAAAATGGCAGCTCCATACTGCACTATTACTGGAACTATTCCTGGCGGCCAGAACGGTAAGGCTACTGTTCGAATTACTCCGGACGTTGATGGCGCAACAGCGACGCTGAACGGTACCGAAGTCTCCATGCGGGAGTACCTGGTTACAACTGACACCGCTGGGGCAATCCGAGTTGAGATTCTCGCTCCTGGTGCTGGAGTCAACCCAGGCGGTAACTGGACTCACACAGTTGAGATCGAGACTCCTGCTGGGACTACTCGTAAGCATATCTCTCTCGTTCAGGGCGAGACAATCGATATCGTTTCGGCTACCCCGGTTAGGAAGATCGCTCCGGACATCTTCTTCGGTCCTGCTTCCCGTCCGATGCCTCTCCTGTCTGGAGGTAGCGGCGGAGGTGCTGGTCTGTCCACGGTTCTCGACTCTCTTCCGCTCCAGGCTGGTCGTATTGTACCCACTGTCGGTTTCTTCGGCGACTCATGGTCCACTGAGGCAATGATGGGCCCTGGGTTCAACCTCCCCGCCGCTGCTTCTCGACTTCTCGGGTGCGTCCCGATGGTCAGCGCTGTTGACGGAAGCGGGTTCGCTCACTCTAAGGAAGGAAACCTCAGCTTCGAGGCCGACTCTCGAGTCAATGCTGTATGCGCCGCTATTCCGAACCTGATCGTCACGGTAGGATCCCTCAACAGCGACAAGGTTGTTGAGAATGGCGACACCAACGGCACCAAGATCACCGAGGCAGTCAAGCAGTTCGTAACCAAGGTTCGCGTTAAGCTTCCGAATGTTCCGATCATCATGGTCGGTGCGGAGCCCTCCTCAGTCAGCCGACTCCAGTCTCTAGACGCTCACATCAACGTGAAGGCCCACAAGGCCGGTGTCGAGGCTTCTGGCGGTCTGGCTAACGGCGTCGCATTCGTCGACTGGCTAGGTATTGCCGAGAAGCAGGCTGTCCCGTTCCGAGAGGGTCGAGACAACGCTGAGGGCGACGTCGTGGTCTATGGTGGTGTCGCATACCGAGTGACTCGGGCTTGGACTCCCGCATCCGGCGAGACCCCGGTTACCCCTGGAGCCCCTGTGGTTCAGGTTTCCGACGTCCTGTCTGGCACCGGTAATGAGGCTAGGAAGCAGAATGACGGAACTCGAGACATCCTACTGATGTCGGATGACACCCACCCGACCAAGGCCGGCTCTACGGCATTCGGTTCTGCGCTTGCGGTTCGAATTGCCGAAGCGTACAAGACTATCGAGGGATGGGCTCAGTCTATGGGTCCGGTTGCTCCGGCAAGCAAGACACCTGCTCCTGTTCAGCCTCCGGCTCCGAACCCGGGCGGTAATCCGCAGCCCCCCGCTCCGCCTACGCCCGGACCGGTTCAGCCTCCGGCTCCCCCAGCCAAGCCTAAGGGGCTTCCCATCATGGCCTGGCTCCCCGGAGGATGGGGTAGGGCTGACCGCAACGCCTACAGCCTTGATGAGCTTAAGGCTGTCGCGGCCCTCAAGCCCGACCAGATCGCTCTGCCGATCCAGTCCACGGCCGACGGGAACGACTCCGCGGTTGCTATCAAGCAGCACTACGAGGCCGGTAAGGAGTTCTCGCAGGCTGGTCTCCAGACCATCCGTAACGCTGGTGTGAATGTTGCTGGTATGATCGAGGCTCTAGACACACTGGAGGCGCAGAACATTGCGGTCCTCCCGAACGTCCGCAACGGTCTGCTGGACTACTCGGCCCAGTGGTACAGGTCGTCTAACGGTAAGATCCTCCCGATCCTGCTCAAGCGTACAGGTAAGCTGTACTTCGCGCTGCATGGCCGTGGTGAGAACAAGATGCGTGAGATCATGAAGGCGGATTACGCTGGTCTCAAGCGTGTTTCGGACAACTCTGATGGTGCTGCAGACTGGCAGATCTCATCTGTCAAGGACGCTCAACTCGGTGTTATCCCGGCTAGCGCCGGAGCCGGAGCTTGGACCGCGGCTAAGACTGCCTTCCCGGAGGGTGTCTGGGTCCTCGTCGCTAACAAGGACGAGCAGGCTACCGCCGAGGCTGCTGCCAAGGCCGCCAACGTCACAATTGTTGGGTGGGCTGCACCCAATGCTGAGGCTTTCGCTAAGCTGAAGGCCTGATCTAGGAGAATCATGATTACGATCGAGAGCCAGGGAGACTGGAAACTCACCAGGAATTGGTTTGACAGAATGACGAAGT